GTCGGAGCTGCGGGCGAAGTGGAACCTGAAGAAGGCCGACCTGGACAAGAAGATCCGGGTGAGGGTGAGCAACCGGGGGCAGAGCTATGAGGCGTTTGAGATGACGATCAAGGGAATCTCGATCAGTCTGTCTTATTTCGGGGCGAAGCAGTACGCGGGGAACCGAGTCATCACTCGCACTGTGGGTCGCCAGAACAAGCGGGCCTCGAAATTTCAGGGTGTTCAGGTCGAGGTGATCAAGGGCCGCAAGACGAGACTGGCCGGCGCGTTCCTCCAGGTAGCGGACAACGGTCACATCATGGTGATGAAACGCAAGGGCAAGGGCCGCTACCCCGTGGCAATCAAGGCCGCGATCTCCCCGGCCTCCATGTTCAACGACGCGATAACCGCCGACCGCTTCGAGGAAGCAATGTTCAGCTACATCGAGCGCACCTTCGAACACGAACTGAGCTGGCGTCTCAGCCAGGCAGGTCTCATATGATCGCGGGTCCTTCCCAGGGGGTAACCCCCTGCGGGCGAGCGAGCGCGCAGAAACCGCGCAGTTATGAAGTTTTTAGAGGTCCGGAATTACGGAACGTGCTGACAAAACAGGGAGTTACGTTGATGATCAAAATTGAAGATGTACTCGCAGCCGTGGTCCGGCCTGCCGCCTGGAGCTGGATGCAACACCGATATCTGCAGTCCGGGCCCACCTGCCCCGCCTGCGCCGAAAGCATCACCGGCGCCCGGGCCCTCGCCGCCTGGCACGATCTGCGGCGGGTTTACTGCGCCAGCTGCGGCCGCACCTTCGCCCCCACCGCCGGGACGCCCATCTCCGAGACCAGCTGGCAGCCCGAAGAATTCGTGCAGCTGCTCCTCCTCGCCGACGCCGGCCGCACCCCCGCGCAGATCGGCGCCGCCCTCGGCAAGACCTCCGCCTGCATCCGCGACATGATCGAACGCGTCCGGCTGAGTCACAGCATAGAGACCGCCCCAACTGATTCGCAGGCTTTTGACACTCAGGGATAAAAAGGGCGCGCGGCGGAGGGGGGAGGGGCTCAAGAGTACTTCTCCCGCGGCCGCAATAACATCAATAGGAGCCACCATGAGATTCACAGTAGACAAGAAAAACCTCCTCGCCGCCCTCGGTCGCGTCCTCGGCGCCGTCGACAGACGCGGCGCCATGCCCATCCTCACCCACATCCTCGTCGTCACCCGACTCCGCGGCGCCGTAGAGATCACCGCCACCGACCTCGAGATCTTCGCCACCGGCGAATGCCCCGCCGCACTCCCGGGAGCAGGCGGCGAAATCTGCATCCCCGCCGACAAACTCAAAGGCGCCCTCGAAGCCGCCCCCGGCAACCGCATCGACTTCAGCGTCGATAACCAAGGCGAGATCATCCTCACCAGCGACGATTGCCGCTTCGTCCTCTGCACCCTCCCCGCCGAAGACTTCCCCGCCGCCCCCGCTTGTGCCGAGCGCGTCGACTGCATCCTTCCCCCCGGGCTCTTCGGACGCATCGGTAAAGCCGTCGGCCACGCCGCCAGTCGCGACGACAGCAAATACAACCTCACCGGCATCTACCTCACCGGCGAAAAAACCGGGCACCTCACCGCCGTCGCCACCGACGGCCACCGCCTCTCCCTCGCCGGCATCACCAGTGACGATTCCGAAACCTTCAGCGCCGGACTCCTCCTCCCCGCAAAAGCCAGCCGCCTCCTCGCCGGGATCCACGACCCCCTCGAATACTCCACCGGCCAAAACATCGTCCACTTCGACGGCCCCACCGGACGCATCAGCAGCAGACTCCTAGACGGCACCTTTCCCGACTACCGGCGCGTCATCCCCACCGACTACGACAAAGCCGTCCACGTCGACAGCGAACCCCTCATCGCCGCCCTTGAAGCCTGTGGCGTCGTCAGCGACGGCAAATCCAAAGCCGCCAGCCTTCAAACCATAGACGGCCGCCTCCAGGTCACCGCCCTCGGACCGCAAGGAAAACTCAGCTACCCCCTCCCCTGCGGCGGCGACGAAGATCTCGACATCTCCGTCAGCTCCGTCTATCTCCTCCAGGCACTCAAAGCCCTCGGCGGCGAAGTCTTCATCAAGTACCGCGACGGCGGCAGCTGCCTGCTCATCATCCCCGTCGATCACGGCACCTGGGACGAGCGCCTTGAGGTCGTCATGTTGGTGCGAAAATGAGCATAGACGCCATGGCGACACAAAACAGATATCGCAACCCGGGGCAGTCGACATTTAATTTCAGGGAAATCGTCGTCGACAACTTCGCCGGCGGCGGCGGCGCGTCAACCGGAATCGAAGCCGCTCTCGGACGTCCTGTCGACATAGCCATTAACCATGATCCTGGTGCTATCGCCATGCACACCGTCAACCATCCGCACACTCGTCATTACTGCGAATCGGTATGGGATGTCGATCCCGTCAAGGCTTGCAGTGGAAGCCCCGTAGGCCTCGCCTGGTTCTCGCCCGACTGCAAACATTTTTCCAAAGCCAAGGGGGGAAAGCCCGTCGAAAAGAAGATCCGCGGTCTCGCTTGGATCGCCGTCAAGTGGGCCCGCCTGGTTAGGCCCCGGGTAATAATTTTGGAAAACGTCGAGGAGTTCAAAACCTGGGGTCCTCTCACTACCGCCGATCGGCCCTGTCCGCAACGCAAAGGACAGACCTTTCTCTCCTGGGTGCGGCAACTCCAGGCCCTCGGTTATCAGGTCGAACACCGCGAGCTTCGCGCCTGCGACTATGGCGCGCCCACAATTCGTAAACGCCTCTTCGTTATCGCCCGCTGTGACGGGGCCCCTATAGTCTGGCCAGAGCCGACCCACGGGCCCGGCCTCAAGGCCTATCGCACCGCTGCCGAGATCATTGATTGGTCCCTGCCTTGCCCCAGTATTTTTGAAAGAACGCGCCCCTTGGCCGACAACACCCTGCGCCGCATTGCCCGCGGTATTCAGCGCTTCGTGATAGCCAACCCTTCACCTTTTATCGTCAGCTACTACGGCGCGAAGAAGGGAGAAGCCTTCCGTGGACAATCCCTTAAAGAACCGTTGCGCACACAGACAACCGAAAATCGTTTTGCCCTGGTTGCGCCTGTGTTGACCGAATGTGCCAACGCCTCATCGCCGCGTTGCATGCCGGCCGACGAGCCGCTGCGGACGATCTGTGCCGCGACCAAGGGTGGGCATCATGCTTTGGTCACCGCCTTTCTCGCCAAACACTATGGCGGAGTGACGGGCGTGCCTGTCGACGGCCCCACCGGCACAGTCACAACGGTCGACCATCACTCTCTGGTTACCGCCCATATGGTGAGGCACTTCGGTGAGAGCGTTGGCAGCTCGGCCGGAAATCCGGTCGGCACCATCGTTGCTGGAGGGATGGGAAAGACCGGCCTTATCACCAGCCACCTGCTCAAGCTCAGAGGCACCTGCCGGGACGGACAGTCGGTCGCCGAACCTGTTCCCACAATCACCGCAGGCGGGACGCATCTCGGAGAAGTCCGCGCATTTCTGATTAAATACTACGGGCAGGGGTGCGGGCAAAACTTAAAAGAACCATCGGGAACCGTCACCACCCACGACCGGTTCGGGTTGGTCACCGTCAAAGGTCAGACCTATAGTATTGCCGATATCGGCATGCGCATGCTCGCTCCCCGGGAACTCTTTCGGGCCCAGGGTTTTCCCGAAGACTACATTATCGACAGGGACGCATCCGGAAAGCCGATCACCAAAACCGAACAGGTTAACCGCTGCGGCAACTCCGTCCCCCCTGCATTTTCCGAAGCGTTGGTGCGGGCGAATGTGGTTGATTCTCCGATGGTGGCGGTAGCATGACCAACCTCACCGCCGCCCTCGACACCCGCCAGGCCGAACTCAGCGCCGCCTATGACGAAGCCTTCGCCGTCGCCCGGCAGCGGCCCACCGTTGCCAATCGCCGCGAGCTCAAAAAAGCCGAACGCGCTCTCAGCCAATATCAGCAACAGCGGACCGAAGACAGCGGAGACCTCACCTGGCGCAACATCCCCGAGATGGTCGCCGCCCTCGATGAAAGCGGCTGGAAAATCTCCGACTCCACCGCCTACGAACATCGCGACCAGGGCAAACTCCGGCTCCGCGAAGATGGCACCATCACCGAAACCATGGCCAGCGACTACGCCCGCAAGAACCTGCGCAAAAAAGACGGCACCCCCGGCAGCGCCGCCGGCGAAAATCCCCAAGAAGAAAAAGTCCGCGAAGAAATCCTCCGGATCCGCGCCGATCGCCTCCAGCGCGAGCTCAAATACCGCGAATCCTCCGGAGAGCTCATCCCCCGCAACCAGGTCGAGATCGAACTCGCCGAACGCGCCAGCAACCTCCGCACCTACCTCAACGCCGTCGCCCGCTCCGGAGCCGGGCGCATCGTCAAGGTCACCGGAGGAGACCCGCAAAAAACACCCGAGCTCATCTCCTACCTGCTCGGCATGTTCAAAAAAGCCCTGGATAACTACAGCCGCCCGATCAAAGGCTTCGAAGAAGAGGAGGACTGATATGCCCTGGATGAACATCACCTGCGGCCGCTGCGGCCACGAAGGAGACCTCGACACCTTCACCGCCACCCCGATCTATGGAGATCTCCCTCCGAACACCTTCCAGTGCCCCGCCTGCGGCATCGCCATCGAAAAGCGCGTCAGTGGACCAGGTCAGCGGTACGAGTCGGGATTGTATGTTCACGGGCCAGTGGAATTGGTCGTGGTTGAGTCGAGGATGTAACGATCAGAGATAAGGGGCTGGCGCAGAATGTCTGTGACCAGATGCCCTTATCGAGAACCACACATGTTGAACCAGTCCCGCTTGATCGTATGGTTAGGCTCTTATCACGGAGGACATAGCGATGAACCAAAAAAAACTTAGCGTCTTTTCTCAACCAGACCACCCGAAGATGTGCGGCCCCTTCTCGTTTGGCCTCTACTCGTACGCCACCAATGGTCATGTTTTGGTGAGAGTGCCACGGCTGGCCGACGTGCCGGAGTGGGACGCCTTGAATGAAAAAGCCGCCGTCATGTTTGACGGTGTTGGCCCAGATATTGTCGCCGCACTGGCTGAAATACCCGATTTTCCCCAGCCGGAACCAGAAACCTGCACTGTTTGCAAAGGGGTCGGCAAAATTTCAAAGTGTCCGGAGTGTGACGGCGACGGCGAGGTTATGCTGGAAAATGACTACAACGAATATGAGTGCGAGTGCCAGACGTGCGGTGGTGATGGCTCCGTTTCTGGCAATGCCACAATTTGCTCAAGCTGTACCGGGACAGGAAGGAAGATTGTGACGAAGAGAATCACAATTGGATGCACCGGATTTTCGTCTCATTATCTCACCATGCTGAAAGAGTTGCCCGGGATGAAACTGGCGCCGACTGAGCCGGAAAAGGGCAACTATTTCAAGTGGGACGATGGTGACGGGATGTTGATGCCCATGAGAGCCTAACGAATAAGCTCAAGGGCCGGCGCTCTTTGCCGGTCCGCTTGCAGCGCCTTGTTATGGCGCGGGATCGGAGACGAAGATGAAAAGCAAATACGGGGTAGATGCTGCTTACTTCAAGAAAAAGCTCGAATGCGTTATCCGCGACTTGGATAGCTACACGCCTCAAGAACTTTCGCGTGAGCTTGAATCTCTCGCAGATACCGCGTTCGATGATGAACGCGAATGAACGGGTACGCAAATCGGGTATGGTTAAACGAGGACGAACATTCTTCGACTGGATCGGTTGTGGCGTTTCATGGTGGCGCGCCGTGGAACCGCAGTGACAACGGAGAGAGGGGAGAAATCACCTTCC